ACTTACAGTGGCAGGTGGCAATGATATTGCTACATCAATAACAGGCGATACAGTAACAATATCTGCTAGTCGTACAAGAACAACTGCAAACGTAACCACTGGAAGCATAGCAAATAATTCATCCACTGATGCTACAATTACTGGATTTAAAACATATGCATTATACAAAATTCAAACCACTGCGGCATCTTGGGTGAGACTTTACACAGACACAGCAAGTAGAACAGCAGATGCTAGTAGAACACAAGGTGTTGATCCGGCTCCTGATGCAGGTGTTGTTGCAGAAATAATTACAACTGGTGCAGATACAGTTTTAATGTCACCATTTGTAGGCGGCTTTAACAATGAATCAAGTCCAACAACTGATATTCCAATAAGGGTAACAAATTTAAGTGGCGGGTCCACAACATTTACTATCACGTTAACACTTCTTCGTTTGGAGGATTAATATGAAACAGATATACGATGTGGTGCTTGTTGCTAACACAGACAAACAAGCATTCGTAGACAGTTTCGATAGCGATACTCAGGCTGACTGGTGGAACATGATGTCTGAAATGCCAACACTTATCTGCATGAATGTTGAAGATAGTTTTTTAGAAACATTCAAACAAGACCCAAGGATAGTAAAAGTAGAAGAAAGATTGCAAGCCTTTCCAGCCAGTTTACCTGCGTTTCATAGCATAACCAAAAATGTCTGGTCAAGTACAAGCACACTATCAACCTCCAATAATGGCGCTGATTATATGCCTTTACAGTTTTACGTTGACACAGATATAATACAAAGTTCACAAACTGTTGGAGCAAATGATCAAACTAACACCATTTCAAATGCAACTTATCAAAGTAGATGGACAGGAAAGCACGTTGACATCGTGACACTTGAAGTGGGTCCTGTTAATTCATCACGTGTAGGTTATCATGATTCACATCCTGATTTTGACGATCCAGATAATCCAGGCACTAGCAGATGGATTCCAATGAATTGGCAAGATTTAGAAGAAGCAAGTAATAATCAGATCACTAGCAATAGTTGTGTTAGTGACCATGGAGCAGGAGTATTGAGTGCGTCAGGTGGGTCTATATGTGGTTTTGCTAAGAAAGCCAATTTAAGAGCCGCTTACTTGGTCACAGGTGATGGAACAGTTGAATGTATCAATGCCATCACTGCATGGCACAACAATAAAAGTGTTAACCCAACAACTGGTGTAAAAAATCCAACTATTATGATTGCTGAATATCAATATGTAAGAAACAGAGCAAGAGCAGTTTTAATAGATGATGTTCAAAGTATTACAACTCCATCAGGAACAATTAATAGACCAGGCGGCAGTTGGGGAACTGACTTTACATCATTTGTAAACAATGGTATAATGCCTTTCAAAGTTTTAGATCCAGATACTGTAACATGGAATTGGTGTTGTGTCTTTCCTGAACAGGCTGTTTTTTCATCATTGAACACGGCTTTAGAAGCGGCATGGGACGCAGGTATTATCAATATGAATGCCGCTGGAAACGACGGTGGAGTATATGTTAAGTATACGGATTCAAGATTTCAAGGAACTTATTGCACAACTTCAGGCACAATTACTCAATACAGTATCACCTCAGATAACGACGTCACAAAGACCACAACGTCGACATCGCAATGGTTTCCTTTTTACAGTTACAATCCAATTGGTTCTGAAAAAGGTATTGATGTTGCCGCAGGACAGAATTCAGAAACTCATCCTGTGCTAGATCCATACACAGTTCGAGGACCTGGTATAGATATAGTTGGCTTAGGCGCTTATACATGGACAGCATATCCAAGTTTACAATATAACGATGGATATAGATTTGGAAATTTCAGCGGAACCAGTTGTGCCACTCCTACTGTGGTAGGCAAAATGGCTTGTTTATTGGAAAGATACTACACTTACAATGGTCAGTATCCTACGCCTAATCAAGCAAAACAAATTTTACTTTCAGAAGCACAGGAAATAGTGAAAGATGTAAGTACTACAACTTGGAGCAATGTTCCTTCTGCTTTTACTGATTATTCAAAAAGTGAATTAGCAAGTACACAAGATAAACTTAATCATATTCAGGATGGTTATTGGAGTGCAAATGGTGGATTAAGATTTTTAGATTTATTAGGAACCACAAATAAAAGGGCATATCATAATGCACATAGTTTTGATAGGAAGCACACACAAGGTAAACGCCCAATTTCAGGCCCTGTGTATCCAAGACCTAGACGGAAACGCAAAGGATAAATACAGTTATGGTACAGAGCACAATCAATATTGGAACACTAGCAAACGATGGCACAGGTGATGATTTAAGAGAAGCCTTTATTAAAGTTAATAATAATTTTAATGAATTATATATTCGAACACCTGAAAGCACAACTGCTTCAAACAAATTACCAGATGATGCCACAACTGCTGGAGTATTTGCAGACAAAACCAACGACAATTTAAATTTTAAAAGTTTAAAAGCAGGTCCAAACATTTCACTCAGTAATGATGCTAACCAAATCACAATCACTTCATCAGGTATTGTAACAATCTTTTTAACTGCTGGTGATGGTTCATCATTGAATCCAATTGGTGCACAAGGCAATGTAACATTTAATGGTACAGGTGGTACAAGAACAACAGGTTCAGGCGCAACATTAACCATAGACAGTAAATTAGCAAATGAAATAACACCAACACTAGGTGCAAATTTAACTGGTGGTGGTTACGACATCACAGGTGTTGGCACAGTCACAGCAACAAATTTTAATGGTTTATTAAAATCCAAAGACATTACAGATTTAGACAGTCTAGTAGGTTTTGACTTTGGTAACATGGACGGCAACATAAACAACATATTAGAGTGGGTAGAATCATTCAATCCAGTTAATATGGGTACTTTTACTGCTCCTGCTTCACAGACAGTAAACTTAGGTTCTATCTAATCCACTTTTTACATCCAGATAAATATCTATATCATGCATGATTTATGGACAGTACAAACAGGACACAATCTCGGCACATTTCAAGAAAAAGTGCCTACAACCATAGCATTACCTATTAGTGGTGCAGACACAATTCAAAAAATAGCAGGCACAATACCACCTGGATTGAGGTTGGAAGGTTCCAATATCACAGGTACACCATTTCAAGTGAGTAGATCAACACAATACGAATTTTGTTTAAGAGCAAAGCATGACACAGGCATTCAAGATAGAACTTTCACAGTAAACATTGAAGGCCCAGATGCACCTACATGGATAACACCAACAGGTTTATTGCCAGTAGGCGGTAGTAGCCAATTGTTTATATTGGACAGTGCTTATGTTGATTATCAATTACAAGCCATAGATGCAGATTTAAGTGCAAACGCCACACTAGAATATTATATTCCAGAAGGCAGTGGCACATTACCACCAGGACTTACTCTATCAAGCACAGGAAAAATTTCAGGATTGGTGGATCCAATACTTGCATTGGACATTGCTTCTAGCACAGGTTATTATGATTCAAACGATTATGCATCTTCTCCATTTGATTTTGGTTTATCAGGTTCAGTTGCAAATCAAAGTTTTTATTTCGACATTAAAGAATTTCAAGAATTATACAATCAAGGAGTTACAACTCGTAATCAAAGAAAATTAAACAGATATTATTCTTTTACTGTAAATGTAACAGATGGAGATTCAACAACAAGCAGAGATTTTCAAATATTTGTTGTAGGAGATGATTTTTTAAGAGCAGACAATACTATCATGCAAGTGGGTACAGGCGTATTCACATCAGATGGAACGTTCTTACGAAATCCACAATGGTTAACTCCAGCAGACTTAGGTTTCAGAAGAGCAAACAACTATGTAACAATATATTTAGAACTGTATGATCCAAACACAATACCAGGACAAGTAAATTATATACTTGAAAGACAAAATAGTGATAATTCTGACAGTGTTTTACCTGAAGGAACATCTTTAGATTCTACAACAGGAGAAATTGCAGGCAGAGTTCCATATCAACCAGCAATAACAAAAGAATATAAATTTACAGTCACAGCAATTAGATCAGGAACAGGTTCCGATTTAGTATCAGTAAGTATTTTTCCGTTTGAAGATACACAACAAGGATTAGATCAAGTTAAAATTGTTAAACTGTCAACAGATGCAAGTGATGGATTAGATGATTTACAGAGTCTAGTCAATAAAAAAATAACAATTAACAAAACAGAATACACAATATCAGGTGTTGACGGTTCAGATCAAAGATATGATGTGTTAACTTTAAGTTCGGCATTAGTCAGCAATGATTTATTAGTGTACACAGGCACAGTTTATGAACCTGTACCTTATAGAAATGGCATACAAAACGTAATCACAAGAGCAAACAATGAAATTTTTGTTTACAACAGAGTTGACAAAGACAAATACAAAACAAGAACATTAAGAATTAATAATGTTGATTATGTGATTGATGATATTCAAACTGTTTTAAGTGAAGGTCAACCACAAGATCAAGGCATAGCAAGTGCCACTGCAATGGAGAAATTAATTTTAAATATTCCATTACAATCAGGATTTGTAAACGGACAAAATATAAGCATTGGTGCATTTAAAAATGAAGTAACTACCTTAGATATTTTATTGAAAAGTACAGACACGGAACCAAGAAAAAGTAAAACATTCACAGTAAAAGTATTAGGAGAAGTAGACAGCACAATAACTTGGACTACTGCTTCTGCATTAGGGACACTTAAAGCAAATTTAATGAGTCATTTGAAACTAGATGCAACAAGCACAGTGCCAGATGCAAAAATGAAGTATATTTTAACAAGTGGAATATTGCCACCAGGATTAAGTTTAACAATAAACGGTGAAATTATTGGCAAAGTTAGATTATATCCTGACGGAACACTGCCAGGTATTACATCATTTGACAATGGCAGTTTTACTTTAGACGGTGGAACAACTACAATAGATGAAAGTTATTCATTCACAGTAAGAGCACAAGATAGATTTGGTTTTAGTTCTGTTGAAAGAACATTTAAAATTGGTGTGCAAAAAACAACAACATTAGAATTTACAGATTTATATGCACGACCTTTCTTAAAACAAACTCAAAGAGAATATTTTAAAGATTTTATCAGTAATCCTAACATTTTTGATCCAGAAAAAATTTATAGACCCACAGACAACGATTTCGGATTGCAAAAAGAATTAAAAATGTTAATGTACTCTGGAATTGAAAAGAAAAATGTTGCAAATTACGTTACGGCAGTATCAAGCAATCATAAAAGAAAAAGATATAACTTTGGTGCAATAAAAACTGCTGAAGCAAAATACGAAGGAACTAACACTGTGGCTTATGATGTTGTGTATGCAGAAGTAATAGATCCTGCTGACAGCAATACTGGAAACACAAAACAAAAATTAGACCTAAAAGCACTTAATAGATTACGTGTAAATCAAACACAACTTGAAGTTACTGATGACAGTACAAAATTAAATGTTGGTGGAAGTGTTTACACAATAT